CCGTGCCCGCAGTGGAAGCTGTAGAGGAGGCAGCGGTGGGCGACACGATGGTGTACTGAGAGCTGCTCAAGATTTGTTGAATCTCAAACTCCCCTGTCAAGCTGGCATTTGGAATGCCGCCAGGATCGCCGGTAACCGTGTTAAAAGTGACAAAGTCCCCGACCACCGCGCCGTGGCTAGCGTCATTGACCGTAACCGTGGTTGAACCGTCTGTGGTGTCAAAAGTAACCGTGTCAGTAGCCCGGATGGGGGTAATGTCCGCCCAGTCCCCGCCGTAATAAATATAGACCTTCCGATTAGTGCCAAGGACCATGTACGGCGTCCCGTCTAGCGCGTTCCACGTAAAGACCTCGGAAACAGCCCCTATGAAATAAACCTGTGGGCTGTTAAAAGATTCCCAGCCGCCAATCTTCTCTGGCAAGCCGTAACGAAAGCGCACAAAGTCACCGTCCACCCAGCCGCCTTCAGCGCCGTATTCGGTGTTTTGTTTGTCAATGCCGGGCTTGAGGAAGAGTCGAAGCAGTGGCATTTTTACCCCTTTGCAGCGCGCATGTTGTCAACCAGGTTTGGGTACGGCCGTCCTGCCTTCTTAGCAGCGGCTTTCGCGGAAGCCTTCTTTGCAGGAGTTAGGGCCTTGGGCTTCCCAATGCTTTTAGGGCGTTTTTTGTCCCAGATCGGAGGGGCTTTCATAATGAGCTCCAGTCAAAAAAGTTCGGTCATATGCGGCATTTTCGCACTTAACTCAAGAACAGCGCAATCTCGGCCTCACGGCGCTTGACCAGCCCGGGAAGGACTTTGCCGCCGCCCTTGGTCCAAGCACGGAACGCATCGGCTGCACCCGCCCAGTCCCCACGGTTTGCCTTCATGCGGATGGTGCTGCGCTGGAGGTTGCCTAGCCCAAAATTGAAGGAGATAGAGACCAGAGCGTCAAAAGAGCCTTGACGGCCAACAACGCCGGGAACAAGTCGAAGAACACCACGTTCAAAACTTGCGACATCAACACGGAATAGTTCGTCGATCTCTTCTTTGGTCCAAACACGGTTGTCCTCCGGCTTCAATGGGTACTCGCTGCGAATCATGGGGATGTCGGCCTTGGTCTTGCCCGGTGGCCGGACCATGGGCAATCTGATCTGCTCTTGATACAGGACGTGGCCGTAGCCAATCGTCCAGATATGAGCTGGGCACAGGTAAGGACGAGAGCGCTTGCCCTCGTACCTGTGCATCAGGTCTTCGCCCGGCTTGGACAGCTTCACTTCTTGCTCCACTGGCGGCTGCCGAACCAAAACCCGATGATGCCGCCCAGCATCGCCATCTCGTCAGAACCGAAGATCAGGTCGGAGTATTTGATGACATCATCGATGTTCCGAATCAGGCCGGGGTTCTCAAACATGTACCAAACCATGCAGAAGTTAATCAGCACCAGCTCAATCACAAAGATGTAGGTCACCGTGGGGCGCACAGTACCCACGTAATTGGCGACCCATGTGGAAGCCTTCTCAAGCACCTTCTCGTCGTGGGCAAGGGCCGCTTCGGTCATCCGGGCCTCGGTCTCCATCGCCACCTGCTCGGTGCGGATTTCTTCGACCTTGGCTTGAGCCGCAAATCCCGCAGCAGCCAGCGCCAGTTCGCGCTCGGTCTGGACTTGAGCCAGCTTCAGCTCATGCGCCTGATCGGCCTTGTTCTGGAAGTACTCCAGCAGCTTGGGAAGACCGGAGATCAACAGACCCCCAAGAGTTGAGAACAGTGAAAGCATCAGTTACCCCTTTTGGTTAGCATTGCGCTGGCGATCTCCAGCATGAATTTTACTTGCTCAAGATTTTCAGGCTCTTGCGACCAGCCAACAGTGATCTGCCCAACGAAGCGGTGATTGTCCGGCGGCACGCTGATTCGGCAGGTAAACCCCACGCCCTTTTCGATGTACCAAAGGCCCACCTCTGACTGCGCGTAGCGGTACTCCGAGCAGGGAATTTGATTGGTCATCAGCTTGATGACGTCTGAATTGTTGGCTTGGTTCTGACTGAAGAGGCCGACGTCGATGTCCTCAATGGTCTTATCCCTGCCGTCCTTGGTGTACGCCTTGTACAGCACCCTGCTGCCAAACAGCGGGTTGACCTTGAAGATTGCCACCACGTTGGCACCAGTCTTTTTGAACAGCATGGCGCTTGCCTCGTCGGCCCGTGCGGTGTTGATCTCCGGCAGCTTCTTGCTTTCCTTGTAGGCGTCCATCATGAAGGTCTGGTTCTGCCAAAGGAAGTAGCCCGCAAACGCCACCACGCCCATGATGAGAATGGCAAAAAGCTTGAACGGCGAGTCCACATACCCGAGAACCTTGTCGAGTGTGGTGTTGGCGTTCAGCTTTTCGTCGCTCATCGCAAGTGCTTCATGTAGATGATAAAACCGCCGACCATCAGGCCAGCCAAAACAATAGTCGCCATGCCGATGGCAATGTACTCGGCCATCTTCTCAAGGTCTTCTTTGCGCTTCTTGGCCTCGCGGGCCGCAGCTTCTTTGGCCTCTCTGCGCTTTCTGGCTGCGGCGGCCTGAAACTTCTGCCAGTCATCCCACATGCCCGGACGGCCAGCGTAGACCATGCGCTCCCGAAGTTCTTCCTCTTGCTGCTTGAGCTGCTCAAGCGCCATGAACTCTTCGAGGTCGGAGCCGCCACCCTTCTTGGTGGCCTGCTCCTGAATTTTGGCTTTGTTGTCAAAGTAATCAAAGACCCGCGAACCGAGCTGATGGAGCTCCTTGCCGTTCGCCAGCGCACCTTTTATTACAGCAAAGGCCGCATTGGCGGCAGCAATCTCGGCAAGCATTACATGCTCCTAAACAACGGGATAACGATGTATGCACACCAAATTACCAGCCCAACGACAAGGGCTGCGGCAATGAATGCAACAGCCCAGTCTTTCATCAGCAGGGTCCGGTTGTGCAACTCAGGGTGCTGGTCGTCGTAGTCGTGGTTGTGGGGACTATGGTTGGAACAGACGTATTGTCAGTGATGCTGCCCCCAGCAATGCGACCAGAATTCCCAGAGTTGCTTCCACTGTTTGCCCCAATCGAGTATGAGCCCGAGCCGATCACACCGTTGCCGCCAATCGTGGTGACATTGGCCGCTGGCGCTTGAATCTGCGAGGCCATGCCGACAAACGCGTTGTTGGTGCTGATGCCCAGAGCCGTGGCGTTGTCAGACTGGCGCATGCCGAGGCTGGTCTGCTTGTTGACCGTGTAAACCTGGCCAACGGTGGGAAGCAACAGGCCAGTCCACTGCAAGGCGTAGTCGGCCCAGTTTTTTGGGGCAGCGATCTGCGTGTTCTGCTGAGCGCCGCCCATCTGCAACGACATGACCGCAGCGACCTTGGCCGTGGTGTCACCTTGCTTGGCGATGTCGGCTAGAGCCTGGTAGCGGGCTGTTTGAGCTGCGGCCTGGGCTTTGTGGGCTTCGGCGTAGGCTGCGTATTCGTGGGCACAGCCGGTCAGGGCCAGTGCACAGAGGAGGGTTGCGATCAGTCTCATGGTTGCTCCTTACGTACGGTTGCTTGGTAAAATTGAGCCGCTGCGATGAAAGCAACGAGCCAGTCTTTCATTTTTACAATTCTCCCAGCGCCAATACGCATGATGTCGCACTGTTGACCCCTGACGGGTTTGACGTGGTGTGTGAAAGGGGGTAATTAACCTGATTACCGCCCAGTATCTGAAGAAAGAAACTTGAATAGGTGCCTGTAGACACCGCATAGCTGTATGTAGCTCCATCAACAGTCACCGATCCCACTCCGGTACCGTCTCCTGGCATTTTTAATACAAGTGTTTTTTGGGGGCCTCCGGAAACCTGAGATGCTCCCAACAGGTATATGTTTTCTGAGGCATCAATGGTGATCCCTGTGCCTGTGATGTTTGCAGTGGTAGACGATAGCGTCCTGCCCCACACAAGAATCCCATTAGACGTATTGATTTTTAAGATCACCATTTGTGTAGGGGCCCCATACACGGTGCCGCACACATAAAGGCTGTTCCCCGCCGCGTTTAAGCACATCCCTACGATGTCTGTGCTGATGCTGGGGAAGGAAATACTATACCGCCAGGTGAGTGTTTCTGTTGCGTAATTTACTTTTCCAATCATTGGAACCTGGCGACTGCCTGAACTAATTGTTGCATATGACCGGACAGCGACATAAGAAATTCCGGTGCCGTCTGTGCAAATAGCAGACCCATCCTGTCTAAAGGCATTTGCTCCATCTCGAAAGTAGACGCCGTTGGCTGTCAGGCCCGTGGAGCACAGAAGGCGCTCATTACCTGCGTCGGGGTTCCCATTATTGACAGAGCCTATTGTATAAATATGGGTGCCGTCTGTGGCTATCTGAGTAGTCAACTCCTCAGAACCTGATGTTGGGTCCCCGATCTGTCTTGCAAATAAAAGGGTTCCGGAGCTGTCAAACTTTGTGATGTAGGAATCAGTCCTCCCTGAAATCACTTGGATATAACCTCCACAATAAATGTTGTTAGAAGAATCACAAGCCACGCTATAGAATTGGGTCCTGACAGTCTCTATCCGAGCCTTCCATTGAAGCACCCCGCTGCTGTCAAACTTTACTGCAGCCCCGAAAACATTATTATTTAAAGCGCTGTCAAGCTTAGCCCCTGCTAGGATAATGTTTCCGGAAGCATCGCTGGTGATTGCACCAATAATGTAGTAGTCAAGAACGTCAGTCAATCCTGTTTGCCAGACAATCGACCCCTCAGGCGTGAGCTTTAAAACAGTTGCTTTGCTAAAAGAGTCTGGAAAAGGGCTGGTGGTTTGGACGCCCAAGTACACATGAGAGCTGTTAAAAATCACATTTGCCGGCGTTACGTTGGTGCCGTCAGGGTTGCGGATAACTGCCAAGTAGCCAACGGGGGGCGTCCCAAATGTCGCCCCTAAAAGATTGAGTGTAATCCCGCTCATGCCAAATTCCCCGTTACCACTGCGCGGGTGGCGGTGATGAAGAGGATGTTGGCCACGCCACGTGTGGTGATGCTAAAACTGCTGATGTCAGCGTCTGTTCCAGCCTTGTAGACGTCGGTGATAGCGGAGCAGGTGCAAGCAATCGTTCCTGAAGTGTTGTTAAAGATGCTCACAACGTCCCCCGCTGCAAACACGCCCGCAGGAACAGTAACACTGCCCCCTGTCCCCAGTTCCACAAATTTGCCAACGTCTGCCGCCACCAAGGTATAACTAGACGTTTTAGTGCCCGAGGGGGGTACGTTGCGATAACCAACCTGGTTAGTGCCATCTGCCGTGCAGTTGGTCAGCGCGCCGCTGGCAGGTGTGCCAAGAGCAGGTGTTATCAGGGTGGGGCTGTTGGCGAAGACTGCCGCGCCAGTACCTGTTTCGTCGGTCAAGGCTGCCGCCAAGTTGGCGGAAGTAAATGACCCCAAAGAAGCCGCGTTGCCGACTGAAGTGACCATGCCCGTCAGGTTGGCGTTAGTCGTTACGGTTCCCGCTGTCAAGCCGGCTGCTGTGCCAGTAATGTTTGTGCCAACAAGGACAGATGGTGTACCCAGGCTCGGCGTGACCAGGGTGGGGCTGTTGGCGAAGACTGCCGCGCCAGCGCCCGTTTCGTCGCTCAAGGCTCCCGCCAAGTCGGCCGAAGAGAATGACCCGAGGGAAGTAGCAGTGCCAACCGATGTGACAGCACCCGTCAGGTTCCCTACTCCGGCTGCGTTAATGGTCTGATTGGGCCATGTTCCGGTGATCGTGATGTTGGTTCCCTGCACCAAGGCAGGAGTGGCTGTTCCCGTGCCGCCGTTCGCGACAGGCAAGGTCCCCGTCACGCCCGTGGACAAGGGCAGGCCCGTGGCATTGGTCAACACACCGCTGGAAGGCGTGCCCAAGGCAGGGGAAACAAGGGTGGGGCTGCTGGACAGCACGTTGCTGCCCGTGCCCGTCGAGGACGTGACCCCAGTGCCGCCGCTTGCAACAGGGAGCGCCGCGCCAAGAGTCAGAGCACTGAAGTGGGAGACGGCATCAATTACGTTTACACCGTCGACGTACAGGTGCATCTTCGTGCCATTGGGCACGGTGATGCCGGTGCCTGCAGCTGTTTTCACGGTAATGCTCTGGCTGCCCGACGTGTTGTTCTGGACCAGGTACTGCTTCTCAATCGTTGGGACAACCATTTCGCGGGTCGCGGTCAACGGGACGTCGGAGGTGACGTCCAGGACCAAGGCTCGCGGGACCTGCAACGCAGGGCCCAGCGCGTCAGTTAGGCTGATGGTCAGGTTGGCGTCAGAGGCAAACACCGGGTTACTCATGCCCGTGACGGCCTGCTCAATGGCCGTGCCGATGTTGGTGTTGGTCGTATTGCCCCAAGTGTTCGACTGCTCGCCGCTGCCGATGATCTCGAACTTGAGGCTTGAAAAGGTGCTTGGCATGGTTAAATCCCCATTTCTTTGCGTATCTTGGTTGCCGAGATAGCCTGTGTATTATGCTTGTTCGGAGCTTTCAGAGCTACTCTCCGCAGGGGCGGCTTCCTCCGCAGGGGCGACCTCCTCTACAGGCTTGTCTTCCACCCTAACGGTGAAAACATGGTTGTCCTCAATGTAAGGATCGCAGGAAATGAGGTGCTGTGTTTCCCTGTCGTGAGGCTTGAAAACGGTTACGCCAAGGCAGTTGTTTTCAACAAACCAGTCGGCGTTGGGGCCGTTGGTGCTGAACGAAGTGTTTGGGAACAGGTCACGGTAGTGGCCCACCGTGATTGTCTCGCCTTCAATTTTTGCGATCTGCATCTTTTACCTCAGAAAGTAGGAAGCGCCGCTGTTGGCGGCGTGAAGTTGGTTGTGTAGCGGGCTATGCCTCGGGTAAGGCGAAGGTCTTGGATGTTGCCGGAGAAGTTAGCAGTAGCAGGATCGGCCCCGTCCGCCCCGATAATTGGCCTGTTA